ATATTTTTTATAAGAACTTAATTCACTTTTATAAGGAAAGGGGATCACAAGAATCCATTGAAGTTTTCTTTAAAGTAATGTATAATGATAATGTAGATATTGCATACCCGCGAGATAAGATGCTTATACCCTCATCAGGCAAATGGAATAGTGAGTTGGGTGTGTGGCACGATCGTGGAGGATTCTTATCCGATGTGATGAAGCTTCAAGACTCTTACTTCTACCAGAAATTCTCTTATGTAATTAAAACTGGGTCGAATATGAGTAAGTGGGGTAACGCATTCAACAACTTGATTCACCCTGCTGGTTTTAAATTCTTTGGTGAAGTTGCCTTCTATCTTGAAGTGCTAAGCAAAAGATATGCCGATGGTAGCCGCGTGAAGTGGTATATTGGCGATGAAGATACTGCTGAACCTACTTGGCACAGTTCTGTATATACTGGAGGCGGTGATCAGCCAACTACTGTTATGCCTCAGCATCAACCGGGTATGATTGGCCTTGAAGATTATAACTTAATCTTGACGATGTTTGCGGTGTTCTTTGGACCGCACGTTTACTCTGTCCTACAGCCTGGAGTTGGTAATGATATTGGTGTTGATAGTGTAGTCGTTGAAAGATCCGGTCGGGCCTATAAAAATGTCCCAACAGTAAGATTTAGTGCTCCACAGATTCCTATTAAGGATGGTGGTATTACTGCTACTGGTACGGCGGTTCTGGATGGTGAGGGTTATTTGATAGCTATAAATATAACTAATCCTGGCACCGGATACTATTACCCACCAGTTATAGTATTATCAGATCAGGCTAGGAACAAAGTTATTCAGCAACAGTATGAATTATTATTCAACGACTTGTTTGCAGTCAGACGTGAAAAGACTGATAAGGATAATGATTATGTTCTAAATAAACAAATATGGTATGATACAATGAAGTTGATTACATCAGCTCCAATGTCGGATTTCGAGCATTATACCATTGACGAATTACATGAAAGACAAATTCAGCCGACATATATGTTGGGAACAGAAATTTACATTCAACCTGAATTGTTAGATAACTCAACGGAACCTGCCAATGACGCTGAACGTCTTGCACGGGTTCTTATAACAGAACAAAAATTAAATCAGTATCATCTGTAAGGGGATAACATGACTGCTATTGTAACTACGAAATTCCGCGTCACAAATGCGGAAAACTTTAAAGAGGACCTATCGCAGTCTTCTGTCTATATCGGTATAGCCAAAGGCGATGCCTGGTCCGAACAGTTTACGGACCTGACCGATGCGATTGATGGTGAACCTGGATACCCACCATTACCGAAAGATTATCAAACAGATACTATCGAGTTTCATAATAACTTGATCGCATTAAAGCTGCTAAATCCTTCTGATGTCACTCATACAGTTCCGCGTTATAACTGGAACGCCGGTGAAGCGTATTATGCTTGGGATGATCGTGATGAGGATATCTTTGCAAAGCCATTCTTTGTGATGACATCACAGTATAAGATATATAAGTGTTTGCATGCAGGCCCTGCTGCTTCAACTGTAGAACCAACTACCAACAGTTCTGAAGTTCCTGAAACTTGTATTGATGGTTATGTGTGGAAGTTTATGTGCTTTATCCAAGCAGAAGCAACTGACCGATTTTTGACAAAGAACTTTATGCCAATACGAACAGCTGTTGCGGCTGACGAAGCTGTTGGCGGTGTGAATTGGGAGCATTATGGTTGGCAGCGTGAAGCTATTGCAACTGACGGCGCTATCTATGATATCGTTATGTCAGTAGAAAATGGCGGCGGCGCTGGTTATACAACGCCTACAGTTACTATTGTCGGTGATGCTTTAGCGAATGGCGGTGTTGAAGCTACTGCATCAGCAGTCGTGGTAGATGGTGTTATTACTAAAATCAACGTTGATAATCCTGGTTCTAAATATAAGAATGCTAAGGTAGTAATTACAAACCCGGTCGGCGTATCTACAGATGCTACTTATAGAGCTGTATTACCTCCAGTTAACGGTCATGGTGCTGATCCTGTTCGTGAGTTGGGTGCATTCTATGTTATCGTCAATGCTAAGCTGGATGGTGATGAAGGTGAAGGTGATTTCATCATTAATAATTCATTCAGACAGATTGCCATTGTGAAGGCACCATTCAACGCAGGAACTGAAGTCGTAGCAACTGATGTTACATTGTCTGGATTGAAGCAAATGACCCTAGGTACTGTTACAAATGAAACACAGTTCCTGCCTGGCGATACATTTATTGGTACAACTTCAGGCGCTCAAGCATATGTAGATTCATATGATAAAGTAACCGGTGTTCTAAAATATCACCAGAACTCGAAGTCAGGATTTATCGCTTTTGTTGATAATGACCCTGTAGTAGCAAACGCTGGTGGTTTAGGTACGGTTTCTGCTGGTACTCAATTGCCTGCTGAATATGAGCGTTATTCCGGTGAAGTTATATTCTTAGAAGATCGTGGACCAGTCAATCGATATGCAGCGCAGATCGAAGACGTCAAAATCGTAATCGAATTTTAAATGGAAAATAAAATATGACAATTAAAACGTACAATCAGCCTCCATATTATGATGATTTTGACGAGAGCAAGGGATTCATGCGAATCCTTTTTCGTCCGGGTCATGCTGTACAAGCGCGTGAGCTTACGCAGATGCAGACCGCTATCCAAGCCCAGATCGATCGGTTTGGCCAGCATTTCTTTAAAGAAGGTTCCCGTGTTATGGGCGGCCTTCCTACTGTAGATACGAAATATGAATATGTTAAGTTGTCTGATGATAACTCGAACTACGCTAACTTTAATGGCAAGCTAATTCGTGGTACTGATAGCGGTGTTGAAGCAATCGTAGTCGATTATGCGCCACCTTCGTCTGGCGAACCACCAACATTATTTGTTCGATATACTAAGACTGGTACTAATGGATCGGCACAGAAATTCGAACCATCTGAACCAATCACAAGTCCTGAGTCTGCACCAGTTTATAACGCGACAGTCGCTTCGCCTCTAGATTGCGTTGGCCTTGGTACTAAGGTATTTGTTGACGAAGGTGTATATTTTGTATCTGGCAACTTTGTTTTCACACCAGCTCAATCAATTATAGTTTCTAAGTATTCCGCCACGCCATCAGCAAGAATCGCATTTCAGGTAACTGAAACTGTTATAACGTCTGCGGAAGATCCATCTCTAAATGATAACGCTACAGGATCTCCAAACGCATCAGCTCCAGGTTCTCATCGCTATGCAATTTCTCTTGACCTAATTCTTCAAGACGATGATGTTGATGCACGTGACGTTGATGATATTATTTCACTGGTCTCATTAAAATCAGGTATTATCCAGACAGCAGTGCGCGGTTCTGATTATGGCGAAATTATGAAGGTCCTTGCCACCCGTACATTTGAAGAATCCGGTAACTATACTGTAGACGCTTTTCAGATTCATATCAAGGATCATGAATTGGATGCTGAAAAATTGACTGTATCTTTAGAACCATCTGTAGCCTATGTTAATGGTTACCGTATTGAAACAATCGCTTCAACTGAGATTGATCTTGATCGAGCTCGTGAAACAGAGTTCTTTAATGGTGGTGTGTTACAGGCAACTTTTGGTAACTATATTGAGCTCAATAATGTCTCTGGTATTCCAAAGACTGATTATACTACATTGGATCTGCGCGCTGCCAATAACGCTCTTTTAGGTACTGCACGAGTAAGAAGTTTCCGTCGAATATCAGCATCTACTTACCGTTTATACTTGTTTGATATCAGTTTAGGTGGTAATGCATTCTCGGATGTGGAAAACCTATACCAAGCAGGCTCGCCTCCGTTTTCGGCCGATCTAATTATACCAGGAACCATTTACGACACTGGTAATAACAGCGTTGTTTATAAACTGCCTTTTGATACAATCCAAAGCTTGAAAGACGGCAATAACATCGAAACATCATATGATGCTAAAAAGATTATTGTTTCTGGTCCTATTTCTGCAAATGAAATCACCACAAGTACTGGTGACGCTGCTACGATGTCATACATTTCTATTGATCCAAGCGATTATATAGTAACGGCAGTAAATAACGGCGAGATCATTACAGTTGATAACGTAACCTTAGGCGGCACTAACTCAGACCAAGTTACTTTAACATTTAACGCGGCGTTTGAAGGTCGAGATATCATCGTATATGGTCCTATTCGCAAACGTATCAACCAGAAAACAAAGACGCGAGTAACTAAGCCTGATCTAGTACTGTCCGGCTTCAATACTGTTCGTGGTGGTTATGATACGCTTGGTACATATTCAGATGTTGTCCAAATTAATTCTATTACGCATTCATCTGTTGGCGATGTTACTGAACGATACACGTTAGATAGCGGTACCCGAGATAACTTCTATGCACTATCGCGCATTCGATTGAACCCGGATGCGGTAGCGCCGGTCGGCGGCACTTTGACTATCAGCTTCGATTATTTCTCACACACTACAGGCGATTACTTCTCAGTTGATTCGTATACAAGTACACAGTATAAGGATATTCCAATCCATACTGGTTCTGATGGTACGTATTCGTTGGCTGATACACTAGATTTTAGACCTCGTCAAACTGGCCCTAATACATTCGATACATCCGATATGGTGGATCCAGTATCTGTAATGGCTGTGGACATGCATTATTATCTGCCCCGTAAAGATTTACTTTATGTTAACCAAGCAGGTGAATTTCAGATTGCCAAAGGTATTTCGGATACTAATCCTCAATATCCTGAAGCTCCTGCAGATTCGATGGTCTTGTATAAACTAGATATGGGCCCTTACACATTCGAAGCTTCTGATGTTAATCCTAACCTCGTTGATAATCGCAGATATACTATGCGTGATATTGGTAAGATTGATAAGCGGGTACAGACATTAGAGTATTATACAACATTATCATTACTGGAAAGGGAAACTTCTTCTGCCCAGACTATGGATGCTAACGGCGAGAGATACAAGAATGGATTTATCGTTGATTCATTCTTTGGTCATGGTGTTGGTGATGCGGCAAACCCTGACTATCGAGGTGCTGTAGATAAAGAAGGCGGTTTGTTCAGACCTCATTTTGAGCAAGATAATGTTAGAATGGTTAAGGCATCAACCGGTAATTCTGGTATCACGCAAAGCGAAGATATCGTAACATTACCATGGACTGATGTGATTTATGAAAAACAACCATATGCTTCAAGAGTTGAAAATTTAAACCCTTATTATGTTGTAAACTATACTGGTAACATGACCCTGTCTCCTGACTCAGATGAGTGGATGGATACGAAAACCCGACCTGATATCGTAATTGATAACTCAGGAATGTATGATGCTATCAAGCATATGGCCGAAGAATCGGGCGTTCTTGGTACTGAATGGAACGGATGGGAAACTAACTGGTCTGGTACTCAGGTACAATCTAGCACATCTGTTGGCGGTTGGAAAAGTAGATTCTTTTCTAAGAAGAGAGGTATTACTCAAACTACAGTAGCGACTACCACTACACTACAGACTCAAAAAGGCAAGCGCACAACTCTAAGTCCTGAAACTGTTCGTCAAGATATGGGTGATAAGGTAGTTGATATCAACTTTGTACCTTATATCAGATCAAGACGCGTTTATTTCCAGGCTGATTTGTTAAAGCCGAATACTAATCTTCGCATGTTCTTTGATGGTAAGGATATTACTTCATATTGCAGACAGGAAGGTATGGTCAAGCACCATAACATTTTTACCAATAGATTTTTCCGTGGTAGAACTGGCCATCCTGCAGGCGCTACAATTTTGCAATCTGATGCCGATGGAATCTGTGAAGGATCATTTATTATTCCTAACAACTCAACATTGAAATTCCGTACAGGTACAAGAACAGTCCGATTGATTGACCGTTCTGATAACGATATTGATGAAGCTAAGACATATGCTGAAGCTACGTACGAAGCAAAAGGCCTTCAAAAGACAATGCAGGGTACAGTGGTTTCTACCAAAGTTCCTAGATTTGATGTTCAAGAAGTATCTCAACGTCGTGTTGTAACTCAGCGTTCTGTTAAGGTGAAAAAATGGACTCAATGGAAAATTGACCCACTTGCTCAAACATTTAACGTTGATATGGAAGGCGGAATGTTTGTAACTAAGTTGGAGGTGTTCTTCAAAACCAAATCTAACCGGTCACCATTGATTGCACAAATCAGAACAGTTGAAAATGGATATCCTACTTCTGTAGTGGTACCTTATGGCGAAGTAACCATGCGAGCAAGAGACCCTAGAATTAAGGTATCTGCAGACGCTACTGTCGCTACTGAAATTGTATTTCCAGCACCTGTATATCTTCAAGACAAAACTGAGTACTGTTTCGTATTGAAGGCACATGATACTGGTTATGAGGCTTGGACTTCTGAGCTTGGTGGATTTGATGTAACTAACGTGAACCTGCGTATTACCGATCAACCTCATGCAGGCGTATTATTTAAGTCCGCTAACGATTCAACATGGACTGCTGAACAATTCAAGGACTTGAAATTTAACATGTATCGTGCTAAATTTGATTTAGGTGTTCCTGGAATTTTGAAATTGCGCAATGCTGAGATTGATACTGAAGAGTTAAAGCCTAATGCTTTTATGTCGTATGCTGGTGAGAATATTATTCGCGTATCACATTATAATCATGGCTTCTTTAAAGATAACTCAAAAGTTACCATTTCAGGATTTCCTGCAGGCACATATAACGGTATTCAGCATTCTTCATTGAATAAAACTCATGACGTATTTGATGTCGAGATGGATTCTTATACAATCCGAACCGGTGTTGATTTAGCTGATGCTACTGGTACGTTTGGTTCTGCTGGCAATGTTTATGCTACACAAAACATCCTAGCAAATATCATTAAACCAATAGCTCAACAAACAGTATTGTATGAAACTGATATTAAGTGGAACGCCAATATGATTACTGGTCAGGCATTGAATGGAAACGGCACTCCTTACGGCACAACACCTGATTTTGATATCATGCTAAATAATAACCATGACCTAGGTAGTTTATTTTGTATATCAGGTCCTTCTAATTATTTAAACCAACCATCGCTTTTCATGTCGGCAACGATGACAACTACAGTGGATAACTTGTCTCCAGTAATTAGCTTGGGTGGTTCATCAGTAATTACCGTAGCAAATCGCGTGGACAATCCAAGTCAAGTTGAACAGACTGGTTATAACGTGTATGCAGATGCTCCTGACGGTACTGTACGATATGTACCCGAAACATCAGCTCGTGGATCTTCAGGATTATCACGATATATAACTAGACGAATCAGCTTGAATGATGCGGCGGATGATTTGAAGATTTATGTTGGTGCAAACAAGCCATCAGGATCAGACCTAAAGGTTTACTATCGCGTTGAAACTGATGATACGATCCAACTAGCTGACATTGATTGGACTCTTGTAACACCGGATAAGATTATCCCGTATAACGAAGATCCTGAGACATTCAGCGAGACATCATACACGTTAGATGACATTGGGCCATATAAAGCGTTTGCTGTTAAGATTGTTTTAACCGCTCAAAATTCCTCAAATGTTCCTAAGATCAAAGATTTTAGAGCAATTGCGTTATCAAATTAAGGAGAGTTATAAATGGCCAAGGTCAAGTTTTTAAAGGTTAAAGGGGAGGCGTCTCTTGTAAGAGACGTTTCCAATCAAGCGATTATTAATACGGACGGCGAATCGTATAGGGCGTTCAAGCAACGCCGCGCACAAATGAAGAGCCAACAAGCGAGTATAAATAAGTTAGAAGAAGAAAAAATATCGCTTATGGCAAGGCTTGAAAATTTAGAAGCTATTGTCCTTGAATTACAAAAAAAGGGTAACGCATAATGGCCAATATCAATGTATATCGTACAGATTCACTAAGTTCGTGGAGGCTTAAAACTAACGACCTTAGTAATAATGTAGGTGATAAAGTTGTTCTAATGACCATGAAAGGTCATGATCAAGATAGCCTGAGGCCTTTGGCTGGTGATGTAGTGGATGCGTTAATGCAGGTCAATATGGCATTAACTACTGAGTATTTGCTAGACACTACTGATAAGTTCGATGGTGAGTTATCATTTACCACCGGATCTGAAATCAAAGGCGATGCTGAATTATCTTTAAAGTCAGCGGCTGGTCTTGGTCTTTATATCCATGCTGATGGTCGTATTGCGATCAACACCCAAACGCCAATCGCTGGATATGCATTGACGGTTACTGGTAATACCTATGTATCAGCAAATACCCTT